CAGGTTGTTGAGGGAATGAGAAGTTTAACTAAAGAGAAGATAGATCTTTATCTTAATATCAATTTTTCTCAATTTAAAGATGAGGTTATGAAAATATTAGAGTCTGGTAATGATGGAGCTATTCTTATTAATCAAGATGGCCAAATATTGGCAGAGAGGGTGTATTTAACGGTTAATGATCCAGGAGTTGAAATTCCAGAAGGCACAGGAACTAGACATATTTCCGCTTGTAGTTTCTCAACAAGAAATGATGTTTTGGCGACATTTACTTTATCAGAAGAAACTTTAACAGTTAGAATATGGAAAGATGGTGTATACACAGAGCAGTATAACCCAAATCATAAAGGTGAAGATTAAATTATAAAAATCAACCTATTAATCTTTGGGTATCTAAATACAAAGAAAAGTGGAAAAATTAGTTCTATTTAAAATAATAATTTATCGAAGATGTTTCGGAGGCGGAATGCAATTAAGGGATTATCACGGAATTACCATAGACTTAGATCGAGATAAAGGGTTAGATCACTTTGCTCTAGATTTACTTGGTAAATATTATCAGCAAAAAGATGAGGTAAGCCCTCAGGAATCTTTTGCTAGAGCCGCATTAGCTTATTGTGCAGGAGATATTTCTCTAGCTCAGAGAATATATGATTATGCATCTAAGGGCTGGTTTATGTATGCAAGCCCAGTGTTGTCTAATGCACCACAAGTAGGACAAAAAACAAAGGCTTTGCCAATTAGCTGCTACCTATTGTCGGTAGATGATACACTAGAAAGCTTGATTGCTCATACAGAAGAGATAAGATGGTTATCAGTAAAAGGTGGTGGTATTGGAGCGGGTTGGTCAAATATAAGAAGTGTAAGTAATGTGGCACCAGGTCCAATACCATTTTTAAAAACTATTGATGCTGATGTTACTGCATATAGGCAGGGCACTACACGTAGAGCATCATATGCCGCATATCTTGACATTAGTCATCCCGATTTAGAAGAATTCTTAAATATAAGATTACCAACCGGAGGAGATCCTAATCGTAAATGTTTTAATCTTCATAATGCAATAAATATTACCGATGAATTTATGGAAGCTGTTTCCAAGGATGAGGATTGGAATTTTATAGATCCTAATGATAAAACTATTAGAGGCACAACCAAAGCTAGAGATTTATGGCAAAGAATTTTGGAAATTAGATTTAGGACTGGTGAGCCTTACATGCATTTTATTGATGAGGCTAATAGGTGTTTGCCAGATCCACTTAAAAAATTGGGTTTAAAAATAAATAATTCAAATCTTTGTCAAGAAATAGAATTACCAACATCTTCGGAACGAACAGCTGTTTGTTGTCTGAGTTCATTGAATTTGGAAACATTTAATGAATGGAAGGAAACCTCGATTGTTAGAGATTTAGTTAGATTTTTAGATAATGTTTTGCAATTTTTTATTGACAACGCTCCTGATGTTCTTATTAAAGCGAAATTCTCAGCGGCAAGAGAAAGAAGTATTGGTATAGGAGCGATGGGTTTTCATTCATATCTTCAAAAAAATATGATACCATGGGATTCTAGTTTAGCTAAAGTTATTAATCTTCAAATATTTAGCCATATAAAAGAGCAGGCAGAGATGGAAACAGAATTGTTGGCTCAAGAACGAGGAGAATATTTAGATGGAATTGGCTCAGGAAAAAGGAATGCTCATTTGCTTGCAATTGCTCCTAACGCTAACAGTGGAATAATACTTGCAGCATCGCCAAGTATTGAACCATGGAAAAGTAATGCCTATGTCCATAGAACTAGAGCGGGAAGTTTCTTTGTTAAGAATAAGTATTTAGAACAATTACTGATTAATAAATATGCTCCTTCTGTTGAAAATAAGGATGAATGGTTAGAAAAAGTTTGGCCATCAATTATCACTAATATGGGATCCGTACAACATTTGGATTTTATGTCTGATGAAGATAAGGATGTATTCAAAACCGCCTTTGAAATTGATCAGAATTGGGTTGTTGCTCACGCAGCAGATAGGCAAAAATTTGTTTGTCAAGGTCAAAGTGTAAATTTATTTTTCCCAGCAGGCGCAAGTCGTAGTTATGTCAACCAAGTACACTTGAAGGCTTGGAAGGAAAAACTAAAAGGTTTATATTATTTAAGAACTAATGCTGGTGTAACAGCAGATAAGGTTTCATATAAGGTAGAAAGAAAACCTTTGGCCGACTATGTAAGTAAAGAAGGAGACGATTGTGTAGCCTGTCAAGGCTAATGAGTCTTATAAAGATGAGATACACAAATTTATGTGCCTTTGTTTTAGAGGCACAAAACAAACATCATAATAAATATAATTATGACACAGTCAATTATGTTAATAATTATACTAAAATAAAAATTTTCTGTTATAAACATGGTTTCTTTCTACAAAAACCTTATGACCATTTGAATGGTCATGGATGTAAAAAATGTGGTGTAGAAATTACTACAAACTGTAAGTCTTCTTCTATTGATGAATTTATAAAAAAAGCCATCAAAGTTCATGGCGATAAATTTAATTATTCCAAAGCGGTTTATATAAAAAGTAATATGAAAATTGAAATAATTTGTCTTGAACATGGTTCTTTTTTGCAATCACCTAATTCACACTTGCAAGGATGTGGTTGTCCAACATGTGGAAAAATTCAAGCAAAGAAATCTATGAGTAAAAGTCTTGAATCTTTTATTAACGATGCAATTATCATACATAATGATAAATATGATTATTCTAAAGTTAATTACATTAATTCGTTTAAGGAAATTAATATTGTGTGCCATCAGCATGGTGGTTTTAAACAAAAACCATATACCCACTTATCTGGGAGTGGGTGCCCAAAGTGTGGTAGAATTTCTTGCGGAACAAGTTTGGCAAAATCAAAGGAATTCTTTTTAAATGAGTCCTTTAAGATTCATGCAAATAAATATGATTATTCGCTGGTTAATTATGTCAATAATAAAACTAATATTTCAATTATATGTCTGACACACGGTACGTTTAATCAAACCCCATTAGGTCATTTAAATGGTAATGGGTGTCCATTATGTTTTGAAAGTAAGGGTGAAAAAAGAATAGCGCTATGGTTAGAAAAAAAATCAATAAAATATAATCGTCAAAAAAGATTTCCAGAATTAAAAAAGATGCCTTTTGACTTTTATTTACAAGAGTATAACTTATGCATCGAGTATGACGGAATACAACACTACCATCCAGTAAGTCGTTTTGGTGGTGAAAATTCTTTTAAGAAATTGCAAGCCAATGATAACATTAAGCAAAAATATTGTGAGAATAATAGTTTAAAATTATTAAGAATAAATTATCAAAACTATAAGAATATAGAAAATATTCTTAAAAATGAATTGGAGAAATTAAAATGTCAATGTTAGAATCATCAGAAACATATAAGCCTTTTAAATACCCATGGGCAATGGAGTTGGCTGAATCTCATGAAAAGATTCATTGGGGCAGCTGGGAAGCAAAATTGCAAGAAGATATAAACCAATGGAAAGTTGGAGCTATTAAACCAGAAGAAAAAAATCACATCACTCAAATTTTAAGACTGTTTACACAAACTGACGTTACTGTTGGCGGTAATTATTGCGATTTATTTATTCCAAAATTTAAAAACAATGAAATCAGAAATATGTTACTAAGTTTTGCAAACAGAGAGGGGACACATCAAAGGGCCTATGCTTTATTAAACGATACTTTAGGTTTTCCTGATAGTGAGTACAGTACATTTTTAGAATATCATGAATTAAGATCTAAAATAGAATTTATGCAAAATAATGATGTAACAACGTTAACAGGATTAGGCAAGTCTTTAGCTCAGACCACCTGTAATGAGGGGATGTCGTTATTTAGTGCATTCGTTATGTTACTGAATTATCAAAGATTTGGTAAAATGAAAGGAATGTGTGAGATTGTTGAATGGAGTATTAGGGATGAAACTCTTCATGTTGAGGGCATGACTAGACTTTTTAGAGAATTTTGTCAAGAGCACTCAAGGGTTGTTAATGATAAATTTAAAGCCTCTATTTATCAAATGTTTATAGATGCCGTTGCTTTGGAAGATAAAGTTATTGATTTAACATATTCAATGGGTGATATTGATGGTTTAACAAAAGAAGAAGTTAAACAATACATTCGATATATTGCTGATCGTAGATTGAACGGTTTGGGTTTAAAAGCAAATTGGAATATTGTTGAAAATCCTTTGCCATGGTTAGATTGGATTATTAATGGAGACTCATTTAAAAATTTCTTTGAAGGCACTGTTACAGACTATAGCGCAGCCGGATTAAGTGGCGAGGATTGGGGTTGGTCAAAGTAAGGTATTATCATGGCGAAGATGAAGACCTAGACAAAGGTGGTATATATATAATTATTAATTTAAAAAATGGAAAAAAATATCTTGGCTCTGCTAAAATATTTAGGAGGCGAGCCAGGTATCATTTTTACATGCTAGAGAGAAATAAGCATACTAACAAATATTTACAGAGATCTTTTAATAAATGCGGCAAAGATAACTTTGAATTTAAAATTATTGAATTTTGCGAAATAAATCAATGCTTGGACATAGAACAAAAATATCTTGATGAAATATTCTTACTTAATAATCATAGCAAGCTATACTATAATATAGCTCATAATGCAACAAGCCCAATGTTTGGTTTGAGATTATCAAAAGAATCTCGTTTAAAAGTAAGCAAAGCTTTTAAGGGTAAGAAACACACAGTAGAAGCTAAAGAAAAAAATCGTTTAGCTCATTTAGGAAAAAAACATTCTGATTTCTCAAAGGAAAAAATAAAAAAATCTTTAACAGGTAAAAACAACCCAGGATTTATATCTAGAATAATGGCAGAGAATATACAAACGAATGATGTTTTTATAACAGAATCATTAAAAGAAATGTCTAAAAAGATAGGTTGCTCACCAATGTCAATAAGTAGAAGACTTTGCACACATTCAAAAAAACATACAAACAGCTTAATTTTTGGTATATGGAAGGTCAAAAGAATAGAATAAATTGACGCCACAGGCGGACAAGCAACAAGTTTCTACTAACAACCAATAATAATGTTGTGAGTAAACAAAACCCATAATGAAAATTACATTAATGACTGATCGATTTGGCTATCAAAAAGCCATAGAAGAACAAAGAGATGAATGGATAGAAAATTTACTTTTGTTTTTAGGGATCGATATTCAGTTATTACTTAATAAAGATAAATCTTTGTTTGTATTACATTTATTTCAAAATAAGATTGAAATATTGGAGGACTTACGAAACGGTTTTGTTCAGATTAAATCTGAAAGTGAAGTTGTAGGTATTTGGGACAGTCCAAAACTAACATTAAAAACAGACAATGGAGGTTTTTATTACGAAATAGAATTAAATTATTGGTCAATTTTAGAAGAGAATATTAATGTTTGATATAAATGGAGTGTTAATGTCACCATATTTATTGCAGGAAAATGAGCGCTTAAACTACGTAATTGATACATCGGTTTTGGCTGCACATGGCGAGTCTATTCATGATTTTGCTGATCACAACGTCTATTTACCTATTGAAGTTTTAGAAGAATTGGATACTTTAAAAACAAGGTCCGATTCTGTTGGGGCATCATGTCGTTATGTTAATAGATATCTAGATAAATATTTAGGAATGGGAAACGCTTCAGAAGGAATATTATTAGATAATGGCCAAACAATTTACATTGTTTCTGATTCTGATTTATCACTATTACCATCAGGTATGGCAGATATAAATGATAATAGAATTATATCAGTAGCCGTCAAATTAATGAAAGATGGAAAAAATGTAACTGTGGTTAGTAAAGATATAGCATTACGTGTTAAATGTGATGCATTATCTATTCCATCAATAGATTACAATCATAAAAAATTTTCAAGCGAAGATCAATTATTTAGTGGAACTGAGATTGTGGAAGTTTCAAAAGATGAAATTGATGAATTCTATAGCGTTGGTAATGTAGAATTATTTAATTGTAATTTTTATCCAAATCAAGGCGTGATTTTAAAATCAGGTCAATCATCAGCATTAGCCATTGCTGAAAATGAAACCAGAGTTAGAAAATTATATATTTCAGGCGAAAAAGGATTTTCTATGGAAGGAATTACACCACGTTCTAAGGAGCAGACTTTAGCTTGTGAATTTTTATTAGATCCAAACATTCATTTAGTTACAATGGCTGGATTTGCTGGATCAGGAAAAACATTGTTAGCTATTGCGGCAGCTATAAAAATGCTTCATGATAAAACTTATAAAAAGTTAATCATATCACGCCCAGTTCAAAGTACAAGCAAGGATATTGGATTTTTACCAGGAACAAAGGAAGAAAAAATGGCTCCTTGGATACAACCAATATTCGATAATATAGATATAATTTATAGTGGTAAAAGTAATTCTTATATAGAATTAATGATTGATAAAGGTATTATAGAGGTAGAGGCCATGACATATATCCGAGGAAGAACTTTACCTGATACCATTTTTATTATAGACGAGGCGCAAAACATTACTCATCATGAGGCTAAAGCGTTGTTAACAAGAATGGGTGATCGCTCAAAAATTATTTTGACTGGAGATTTAGAACAAATAGATTCCCCTTCGTTAAATCAAGATAATTCAGGGCTCTCATCAGTGGTAGAATTATTCAAAGAATTTGGTCATTCGGCTCACATTACATTAAGGAAAGGAGAGCGTAGTAAATTAGCTACATTCGCAGCCAAAGTAATGTAAAGGAGTTAATGAAAATATTTCTTGATGTAGAAAATCAAGAATATCTTGAGGTTAAAAGTGATGATGAAGGAAATGTTGATTTATCACTTAGGACTAATGATTCTTCAAGAGGAATCATTATTACAGCAAAATTAAAACAAGATATTCTTGATAAATTAATTGCAAATTTAATTTTATTAAAGACTAGAAAAAATTAATGAATAAAACAAATATAAATCCAGAAATGATGCTAATTCTTCAGGAAATGAGGAAAAAAAAAGAGCAGGGAGAAATTTTAGATCCTCAGATAATAGAAGCTTTGCAGGCAATTGATATTGCCAGCAAAGTAGTTAATACTATAATGTCAGGAAATCAAATTGACCCAGTTTTTTTAAAAAATTTATCTAGTTTAGCTCAAAAAAGGGCAAGTGAATCGACAAGTTTTAATGATAAAAAGAAAACGGTTTTGAAAAAAAAGAAAAACAAGAAGATTAAAGTCTAGTTTCTTTTAAAAAACTTTTTATATCAACATAAGATATACCTACCCCTCCAAACACAATAGATCCATTTGACATTGTAGCATCAACTATGCCAATGACATCACCCTTTTTATTGTAGATTGGGCTACCACTTTCTCCAGGCAAAACAATATCTGAAATAAATAAAGCTGGAGCGTTAAGACTCATCCAACTAAAAACTTCTTTTATTGAAACTGTATTAGTTATAAAAGTCTCTCTAACAACAGGAAATTGTTCATGGGGACTTCCAACAATTATAATGGGCTCCATTCTAGATATTTCATAACCATCAGGAGCAAGTTTAACAGGTTTAATGTAACCATTCATTGACAATAAACATAAATCTTGTGCTTTTTTTGAAGCAACAACCTTTAAGGAATCAACGAATATCCTAGACGTTGTCGAAATTTCAACGTTAGGTAGTTCATAATAAAAAGTCCCTTTGTCGCCGGAAATATTCTTTTCACAAAAGTGTTCGTTAGTTAATATATAACTAATATCATCGTCTCCTTTATAGATGACGCTGAAACCTGTGGCACTAGATACAGAATCCATTTCATCTATGTAGTCTAATTTTAAAACGGAATCAATAAATATTTGGCTATCTTTATTATTTTTTAAATTTGTGTAACTACCGATCGAAGTTTGTAATATATAATTTTCTTTAGATGTTGTCATTTTATTATTATCAGCAAAACATATAATTGATATTAAAAATAAAAATGTTACGAAGTAAAATATTTCTGCAAAGGTATCTCTCATACAATCTCCTTTTTGTCCATTATAATGAAAATAAATTAATATCTAATGCTATTAATAATAAAAATAATGTTACAGTGAGAGGGGGATTAATATGGCTTGTGGATGTAACAAAAAGAAAACATCAAATCGAGATATTGTAAATAGAGGTAAAAAAATTGTTAATAAGCAATCATTACCACTTGTTACAGTGAGAAATTCTTCTACAAAAAAGAAATAATTAAGGGATTCTAAATGGCGGATTATAGTATATATCCAGTTGCAATCGATGGATATGCGCAAATACCTTTGGTTGTAGATAATGTAACACCAGTTGATGCAATAACAGTTAATCGTCTAAGAAGTGCAATAATTAATATTGAAAAAGAACTGGGTGTAGATCCGAGTAGTATTAATTTTGAGACCGTAAGAGAAAGGCTTGACGCTTTAGAAGAAACTTTAAGCTTATTAACAACAGGGCCAACACTTGGATATAAGAATCCGGCCAGAGTAGCAACAACCCAAAATATATCAAATATATCCTCTGGGGCGCCATTAATTGTTGACGATATAACTCTAAGTATGGATGATAGAGTATTGGTTTATCAGCAAAATAATCAGGCAGAAAATGGAATTTATGTTGTAACAAACGAAGGAACAGGTTCTGATGGTTCATGGGCAAGAGCAAGTGATGCTAACGATGAGTCATTATTAATTCCAGGGACAGAGATTTTTGTTATTGAAGGTACACTAAATCAAGTAACCAAGTTTTGGTTAAGTACGCCAGGACCATATGTTATTGGAACAACAGATCTAGAATTTATTAGTGTATTACCAAGTTATGGCAGCTCCTCTTCGGGAAGTAGTTTGTCAGTAAACAGTACATCAATAACGGATGCTAATTTTAACAATACAACACCAGCTGCACCAACAAGCGCTCTTAATGTAAGTTGGCAGCAATCCGGATCTGGCCCAACAGAAATATCTTCCCATATATCTTATGGCTCAGGACTCGATGTTTCTGCTGGTGCATTAGTCGTTGGGTCTGGAGCTATAACATCATCACATATTGCAAATGATGCAGTAACTACATCTTCGGTTATTAATGATGCAGTTACTTTTGATAAAATACAGAATATATCAACAAATAGGGTTTTGGGTAGATGGACTGCTTCATCAGGAAATGTTGAAGAAATCACGGTAGGAGCAGATTTAACGTTAGGAACTGGTACAGTAAATGTTGCCGCATTTACGGGTGATGTAACAAAAGCATTAGGTGGTACAGTCCTAACCTTAGGTAGTGATGTAATTGCCCCGAGTCATTTGGCTGGATATAGTTTGCAAACTATTACAACAACTGGAGCATCTACAGTTACTTTGCCAGCAGATGCTCAATTTGTTAGGATAACTTGTGTGGGTTCAGGTGGTGATGGTGACGCTGGAACTACTGGAAATAACACAGCAAACCGAAATGGAGGTAGAGGTGGTGGTTCCGGAGGTATAACATCCGTAGTATATCGAAGAAGTCAGTTGCAAGAAATTTTAAATTGCTGGGTGTCTTTACACTCTTCTCAGGATTGTACATTAGTGCAAGCATCAACCAATTATACGGGTGGAGTTATTGGTACAGTCGGAACGTTATATGCTGAAATATATTGTTATGCTACATCAGGCGGATCTGGTGGATTAGGGTCTGGTGCAGGTGCAGCCGTTGCAACATTCTCATCTATGTTGCCTTCAAAATTTTCAATATCTCTTAAAGCTTTAGCAGGAACGAGCGCATCCACTCCAACATCTGGTGTTCCGGCTGATATAGGGCCTTTTGGAAGTGGAGCCTCAACAGCTGCGTCAACAACGCCTGGTGGTACGGGTGGAGGAAAAACTACTGTAGCTCAATCCTCTGGACAGGGATATAAAGCCTTAGGAACATTATTTCCAGCTATACCAGGTGGCACAGCAGGTAATCCTGGAACTGCGGGAAATTATTATGGAGGAGATCCGATCAATACAGTTTTATCAGACCCAACATATTATTTGCTTGGCTATGGAGGAACAGGAGGAGGCTCTAGTTTATCTGGAACTGGCGGAGCTGGAGCCGATGGCGCATTGGGGTGTGGTGGTGGTGGTGGCGGAGCTGGAATAGCTGGTGGGGCAGGAGGAACGGGTGGAAATGGATTCATAATCATCGAAACTTGGTAACAATTTCTTTGAATTTTTTTTAGTTATATTCTAATTTAAGAGGTACCCTGGTAGGAGTTGGGATGGATAAGAAAGAATATCTAGATTTACTAATAGATTGGGCTCACAATAAGAATTATAGTGTAGATTTTAAAAAAAATGGATATGATTCTGTTTGTGATGTTTCTAAAACAATAGAAATCAATTCATCTCTTCCAATAAGAACACAAGTTATTAGATTACTTCATGAATGTGGTCATGTTCTCATTTTTGAAAATGGGAGCCATTTTAAATTTAATGAAAAAACACATTATTCTCCAAAAAGCACTAACTGTAAAATATTTACAATAATTGAAGAAATTGAGGCTTGGAAGCGTGGGAAAGAATTGGCTATTAGACTTCACATTCCAATTATAGATGAAGTATGGGATAAAGCTATGGTAAGTGCGTTAAATAAATATGTAAAATGGGCAGCAAAAAAAGAGGAATAATTTATGCAAAAAACATTATCAACAAAGGTAAGGCTTTTAGATTCTAAAGCAGAGTTACCAAAAAAAGCGCATGATTCAGATTCTGGATATGATATCAAATCTATTGGTGTAAGCAAAATAGAAGGTGATGTAATATTTTTTAAAACTGGACTATCTATTCAACCACCAGACGGTTATTATTTTGAGGTTTACCCAAGATCATCAATAAGTGGATTGCCGCTAATGTTGGCCAACTCTGTAGGTATAATTGATCAGCATTATACAGGAGAAATTCTTATTCCTGTAAGAATAACGCATTCTGGCATGGGTCAGGATTTGAAATCAGTTTCATTTCCCAATGGAATTGTTAAAATGTTTGGTTCGAAACCTAGCACAATGAGTATAGTCGCTCAATTGGTTTTAGATAAGAAACCAATTTTGTTTCAATTAATACTTAGAAAGAGATTAGATACTAATTTTGTTTTGGTTGAATCATTAGATGAGACTATACGTGGCAGTGGTGGGTTTGGTTCATCGGATTCAAAATAAATTGGGGGTGACATAGTGAGAAAAAAAAGTCTTATAGAAAAGTTAATTAAAGTATCAGATCTTTTAGATAGACGTGGCCAATTAGATTTGGCTGATAAAATTGATTCTGAAATAATATCTGAATTATCTAATATTAATAATTCTGAAGTCGAGGAAATAGAATTATTAATTCCTGCGGAAGAAAGGAAGATGCTTGAAGAAGTTATGAAATCACTCCAAGATAGTCTTTCATAAATATTAATAATGATTAGAACGTTTAAAATTTGCATAGTACCATGTATTTAGCAAAGTTTATTTGTCGGAGGAAATGATGAGTCTAGTTATAGTTGAATCTCCAAATAAAATTAGTAAAATCAACAAGATATTAGGCACTAATTATGTAGTAATGGCTAGCGTTGGTCATATTATGGATTTAGATAAAAAAGGTATGGGTATTGATGTCGAAACTTGGACGCCTAAATATGTTGTTAATTTTGATAAAAATGATGTGGTTAAAAAGCTTGTTGAAGAGGTAAAGAAACACAAAGATATATACATAGCAACAGATGGAGATAGAGAGGGTGAGAATATAGGGTTTTCTCTTTTAGAAGTCTTACCTAAAAAAGGTAAGACATTTCATAGAGTTGTCTTTAAAGAATTAACAAAAGACTCTATTGAAAAAGAAATGAAAAATCCAACAGGTTTTAATGAAAACTTAAATAAAGCTCAGCAAGTTCGGAGAATGACGGATAGGGTTGTTGGTTTCAAAATTAGCCCTTTAATGTGGTCTAAAGGTCTTCGGAACACTTCTGCTGGTCGTGTTCAATCGGCAGCCCTAAAATATATTATTGATCGTGAAAGAGATATTAAAAAATTTAAAGAGGAAGAATATTGGACAATAGTGTCTAAAACAAATTTAGATTTCGATGCAGAATTTTATGGCTCAGATGGACTTAAAATTGTTCCTACATCTAAAGGTCAAGTAGACGAGATTTTAAAAGATTGTAAGTCTAAATTGATTGTTACAGATTATCAGCAAAAATCTAGAAATAGAGATCCAGGTCCACCGTTTATAACGTCTAGCCTTCAAAAGGAAGCAGGAACAAAATTTGGTTGGAGCTCAAAAAGAGTAATGGATGCAGCCCAAAATTTATTTACGGCGGGATGTATAACTTATCATAGAACTGATAGCACTAGAACTGAGCCAAAAAAGATTGAAGAGCTTAGAGACATGATTGAAAATCAATTTGGAAAATCTTACTTGTCTCCAAGTCCAATTCTTTATACCAAGGATGCTGCACAAGATGCTCACGAAGCCATTAGACCAACATATGAACCTACGCCAATGAACTTAAGTTCGGATGAAAATAAATTATTAGATTTAATAAAATCAAAATTTATGGCGTCTCAAATGGCATCAGCAAAATTTGATCAAGTTTCCGTAAAATTAGAGCATAAAGGGGTTCATATTCATGAATTTAGAACTACAGGATCTGTACTTGTTTTCGATGGATTTTTAAAGGTATATGGGACCAGCACAAAAGATGTAAGTCTACCAGCAATGACGGTTGGTCAAGAAATCATATCTAAAAAATTTGTTACAGAACAACATTTCACTAAACCTCCAGCTAGATATACTGAACCAACATTTGTAGATAAAATGGAAAAGGAAGGCATAGGTAGACCCGCAACTTATGCAGCAACAATTGAAAGATTGGTGGATCATAAATATATTGTTCGCGAAGGAAAATCTCTGAAGGGTACTGAGATAGGTGCTATGGTCTGTGAGTATTTAGAAAATTATTTTCCAAAACTTACCAGTCCAGATTTTACAGCAGTGATGGAGAAGGAAGTTGATGATATTGCATTAGGAAAGATTGAATTCATTCCAGTCTTAAATAAATTTTATGACGATTTAACATCAACAATTCAAAATGTTCAAAAGGATAAAAACAAAGTTCTTTTCAAACAAGAGATAGACTGCAAATTATGCAATAATGGTTCTAAGATGATTAAGAAAATTTCAGAACATGGAGTTTTTTTGGGATGTGAAAACCATCCAAAATGTGGCTATATATTAAGTGTTAATGAGGATGGAACTTATACAGAAAATCAAGTGGAAACTAGTTTGCCATGTCCTGAGTGTGGTTCAATGGTTATAGAACGTAAATCTAAATTTGGAAAATTTTTGGCATGCAAGGCGCATCCTAATTGTAAATGGACAGGAAGTTTGGATAAAGATGGTAATATTAAAGTTAAAGCTGCACAGGAAGTTTTAGAAGAATCTTGTCCTTCTTGCAAAAAGGGTAGTCTGGTTAAAAGGCCATCAAAATTTGGTGGTGGTAGTTGGGTGGGTTGCTCTAAGTATCCGTCTTGTAAGTTTTCCAGATCATTAGATGAAAATGGAGCGATAATAGAAAAGAAGTTTACAAAAGGTGGAAAAAAGAACTCTCCTAAGGGAGAGTCTACAGGAAAAAAATGCCCCAAATGTTCTTCCGGAGAAATCCTATTGTTAGATGGTAAATTTGGAAAGTTTAAGGCTTGTTCGGAATACAGAAACGGGTGTAAGTATACAGAAAAAGTTTAAGGAGATTTATCATGAGTTTTACAGATAAAAGAAACGAAGAAGATTTTGCAAATTTAAAGGAAAAAGCATTTGAAGAAATTAAAACCTTAATTGAAAAGTTAGAATCTGAATATCCTAAGTTAAATAAAGCTGTTGAAAAGTTAAACTTGGGGGAGCCTATTAACCCAAAAATGAAAAAAATTATTGAGGACTTCGCTCAAAAAATTTATAATGATGGCTTGACAGAAACAATTAAGCATGGTTTAACACAGACTAAAACAGAATTTTTATCCGAAAATAATAGCTTAGAAAAAAAACTCTCTATTGCAATCGAAGCATTAGAAGTTATAGTTTCAGAAAAGCCAAATAAAAATGAATGTTTTCATTTAGCAACACAAGCGTTAGAAAAAATAAGCGTTCGTGATTGGAAAGGTAAGCGTTAGGAATTCGTATAATGAAAAATAAATTAAATGTTGCGACAACAATAATATTAGACAAACAAGATATTTTAATCTTGCAAAGAGGGCCAGAGTCATCGGGATCAGGGACCTGGAATTTTCCAGGTGGTAAAGTTGAAGAAGATGAAGATCCTATGGATGCAGCAATAAGAGAAGTTAAAGAAGAAACTGGGTTAATAATTGAGAAAGATAAAATAGATTATCTTGGATCGCTAATTTTAGAACATATTGTTGTTAACACGTTTATAACAAATAGTTATTCTGGCACGGTAAAGATTAATAAAGAAAGCATGAATTTTAAATGGGTTTCGATATTAGAAATACCTGAATACCCCTTTGTTGGGGGCGGCTCACTTCATTCCGATATATTGAAAAATATAATGCTTTATTTAAATAGGAAAAAATAATGTTTATTGTTGTTGAAGGTATTGATGGCTCTGGAAAAACAACCCTTGTTAAAGCCATATTGGATTCACAAAAAATTTCGGATCTTGTTGTAACTCAAGAGCCTTATCAAGGTGAATTTTCTCTCTTAATAAGAAAACTTATTAAACAAGAAAATCCTTATACTTCATCATTACATCATTTGTTTATGACAGATAGAGATTTTCACATAAAAGATTTTATCAAGCCTAATTTAAACAATAATAAAATTGTTATATCAGATAGGTATTTACAATCAACAATGGTTTATCAATCTAATTATATAGATATGGATAAGTCTTATAATCTACATATTGCCTCTGAATTTTTAATTCCGGATTTATCAATTTATATTGATGGAGATGTAACAAAATCTCTTAAACGTATATCGGGGCGAAAAGGTAGTGCGCCAGATTGCTTTGAAAAGAAAGACTTTTTAACAAGTGCTTTGGATAAATATAGAAAGACAAATGATTATCTTGAGGACAAAGGGTGGAATTTTTTAAAACTCAATGGTAATGATTCCATTGATTCTAATTTAAACACAGTAATAGAAACTATTAAAAAAATGCAATTAAGGATGAGGAATATTTAAGCATGTCATTAACTAGATTTAAATCAGGAATTACAATTTTAACAGAGGATTTTATCAACACATTATATGGTGGTTTGTATGGAGATCCTGAGGGTGATGCTTTAGATCCTAGTAATCCATTGGTCGGAGGGCATGTTCACGATGGTTCCAGGGGAGAAGATGGCCATGCTCAAAAGATAGATTTAGGAGAGCATGTAACAGGCAGATTAGATGGAAGTGATATACTAGATAATTCTATTACTCCAGATAAGCTAACAAGCTTTACTTTTGACTCAGTCTGGTCCACGGCTTTGAATGTTACAAGTAATGCCCCTGGAACTTTGGCAAGCGATAGCTTCTTATTTGGAAGTAGCACATTAAGTGATGCTGGTGACGCCACACATGATAGTAGAATGCTTTTCGAAAAAAGTACTGGGGCATTTCGGGCAGGCACGGCTAATTCTACTCAATGGGATACTAGGGGGTTAGGTTCAGCAGCGTTTGGAACAAATACACAGGCTAATGGAAATTATACTTTTGTTGTAGGGCAAAGTAATGCGATTGAGGTTAATTCTGTAAACTCAAGTATCTGTGGAGGTGGTAGTAATGCAATTTCATCAACCGCAATCTATTCTTGTATTACATCGGGACTCAATAACTCAATCGTTAGTGCAAATTATTCAAGTGTTTGTAGCGGACAGGGAAATAGTATCACTGGGAATGGAGATTGTAATGCAATTCTGGGAGGAATTTCAAATGAAATTACTACGACAAGTAATTATAATTCCATTTTGGGCGGGACAACCAATTCAATAACTTCAAGTGGTAATTGCGGAATTATTGTCGGTGGCCATAGTAATGTGATTTCAGGAAGTGCTACCGCTTGTGCAGCCATAGCAGGAACTGGCAATGTTGTAACTACTGATTATTCAACCATTGTTGGCGCAGATGGTCAAACTATAATGCTAAATCAGCATTCTATATCAGGAGGCACCTTTCCAGGTGACTCATCAGGAAGGCTTGGTCAAACACAATTAAATGATTTAGTTGTATTTGGTAGCTACGCGATTAGTGATACAAGTTGTTTGTTAACGCTTGATGGTAACGCTCCATCTACAGATAATATTTTATATGTACCAACAAATAGTTCAACTTTAATTACTATTGAATGGAATATCTTGTTAAGTGACATGTCATTTTTTGGTGGTGGTACGGCCATCTCTATAATTGGCAGACAGACGCTGGCTGCAGCGGCAGGTGATATAGGATATAACCAATATCAAATAGTAGGTACAGGGTCTGACAGAGTCTTCGTTGGTAGTACAGGTTCTTCAGGGGTTGCAGCCAATGATTATCTGACATGGACGATTGTTGGCGTAGGTGGAGGCTTTTATCTTAGTGTGGATTTTACAGAAATTTTCGGAGGAGCATCTTCTGGGGCTGGTCGTTGTAATGCTAGAATTAAAATGACACAACTTCGGGCTTAAAAAAACCTCTTAAAGCTTTATCTGCTGCATAACTTGCAAAACTATTTGGCTTGATAGCACATTTAAATCCTTGTGCCAGCAACATAGATTGAAGTTCTTTTTCATAAGCTGATGTTTTGGAACGATTAGTGTTCCCAATATCGAGATGAACTTCAATTTTTTTATTACTAAATTCTTGAATTTCTTGCGCAACTTCCAAACTGCTATACGCCTCAAGAAACATTCTTGACTTTAAATTTGGATAAAATTTTAGGCTATAAACTTCTTTAAAATAAAAAACTTTGCCACTGAAGCCAGGCTTATGTGGACATATAGCTGTGACTAAAGAAATTATTCCATCCCATACCTGTGAGTCACTGCCGATATAAATATTACAACCTAGTTGTTCATATTTTTTGATTTCTAAAATCAAATCTGACCATGTGTAAGTATTACCTGAAAAATCAAGTGCGTTTCGTTTCTTCATAGCTTTCCTATATTTTTAAACTATTAATAAATAATCAAGTAATAAAAGACTATTGAATGAGGTTAAAATGACCAATTATCAAAATAATTTTTACCCAAATGATTGGTTCGAGGCAAAAACTTTTTTTAGAAAGATTGATGTAGATTTTAAAAAAATATTGATTAATAAAAATAAAAGTATGGCAAAAAATCTTGAGGTTGAATTAATTAATTTTATAAAAAAAACAGAAAATAAAATTAAAGAAATTCAAAATTCAATGAATAAGGTTGGAAAAGATAATTTGCCAGATTTTTTGAAAAAACTTTATTTTTATAATAGTAATTTACGTACTGCTAAAAAAATTCACAATGTTCTTAGTAAAAGAATGGGGCGCAAATAATAATGAATTATTTAAATGATTTACTAGATATTGCAGAAACTTTAGATGAAAAAGGTCTTAAAAAAGAAGCATCTATATTAGATGACTTTGTTGATAATTATGTTAAAAACTCAAGTCAAAAAAACAAAGATTTACATAAATGTGGACTTAAAGAGTCTACTGTAGATGATCACATAACATTATTAAATGGGTACAAAAAAGCGATCGAAAATTTAGATTTAGAGCGTGCCAAAGTAATGAAGTCTAAAAATGAAAAAGATAGTCCTAACTTTGGGAAGCTACGAGATATAGCAAGTTCTTATGCTTATAATCATAATGCAATAATTTTGCATGAAATGTACTTTTCTGATGTTGTAAATAATAATCCATATTCTATTGAAAAAGATGAACAAATGTCTTTGTTTTTAAAAGAATTGTATGGAGATTATAATTCTTTTTCTCAAGAATTATATAGACTTTCTTTAATCCCTAGAAATGGTTGGGTAGTTTTTAGTTATTGCGTATATAATAAAAAGTTAATTTTTAATGTTATCGATTCACATGACCAAAACATCTTAATTTCAAGCATACCAGTTTTAGCTTTAGATATGTGGGAGCATGCATATTTTTCAGATTTTGGCTTGAATAAAGAAGAATATGTTAAATGGTTTCTAAATAGAATTGATTGGAGACTAGTTAAAAAAAGAATTAAAAGTATTAGGATAAAATAATGAAATTTCTTTTCAAATTAAAAAAATGGTTAACTCAAAACAACTATCATAAAATTGCCCAAGAAATTAAAGACTTAGAGGAATATGCTGAGTCTTGGCATCAAGAAGCTGTTGAGGAATTTGGCCCTGAATCAATATCAGAAGATGAATACTTAGAGCAAGTGGTTCATCCGGATTTGCATGATGAAGATGTTAGTATGGATATTATTAGTAAAATCTTTGTTAAAGAAGGATTCAAGCCTGTCTCGGCTGGAGGTAAATCTTCATATATAGGTAGAGGATCTTTTGGGCGTGTTTATCGAGGAATTTATAAAGGACAGCCTGTTGTTGCAAAAATAGTTTTGGTTGAAGATTTTGTTGAAAAATTTATTAATGATTTTGGTTTTGAGGCTCCAAAATGGCATAAGTTAATGTCTATTAAAGATAAAATATCTCCTAATTTAAGAAAGCATATCCCTCAAGTTTTTTTATCTAAAGTTGATTCTATTTCGCCTACTAATGATGGTGTGGACAAACATTATCAATATGAAATCATAGTGATGGAAGAATTAAAACCATTAAATAAACATCTTGGAGAGATAATCGGCAATTACAAATCGGAAGAATCCTTTAATCTTGCTCTTAAAGATGAAGATTTTTTATATGATTTGGCAAAAATGATTTCTAGAGATTTAGATTCATGGTTTTATTTTGAAGATCTTACACCAGAAGAAATATTTAAGGTTTTGTATTCAATGCGTGACATAAATTCTTATAGTCATAATGATATCATTAATAATATTGCAAATTATGTAGTTAATGAATATGACATGAGTAGTGAATTAATTAAAGTTAAAAGAGTACTTAATACAAGTCTAATTAAAGTGTTCGTAGTTAAAGAAGGGTTTCCTGGACAAAAAAATTATAACGATCCTAATTCAACAGAATACAATCCACTTTTTGGTAATTTACCGGAAACAAAACAATTGTTATCATTTTTAGAAGAAATGTCCTCACTAGGCATATCTTGGGCCGATGTTAAGGAAAATAATTTAATGATGGGAAATGATGGTAATATCAAAATTATTGATATGGGACTTTATAAAATTGAATAATTTTTTAAAAAAATTATATAATTATTTATATACTCATAATCTTCACAAAGAGGCTAATGAAGTTGAAAATCTGGAAGAAGATGTTCTTCCTTGGGAAATAGAACACGATAAACTTCAAGAAGAAGACGCTTTGGAGTTTGGCTCGGAACCTATATCTGAAGAGGAATATTTAAATCAAGTATCTCAAAAATCTTATATGACGGATTCGGATTTAGCTGATGATTATAATAAAATTGCCGAGCAAGAAGGCTTTAAAATAGTTTCTTCAGGTGAAGAGAAACCTTTGTTAGGTCGAGGTTCTTATGGTTCTGTCTTCCAAGGAGTTTATAAAGGTAAATTAGCTGCCATAAAAATTATTTTAAACTCAAATGGAGAAGTTGAAAACTGGCAAAAAATATTGCAAATAACACAAAGTTTTCCAGAAAATTTAAAAAAACATTTTCCTGTTATTTATCACTTAAATAAAGGCGTATTGAAAAAAGAAAAAAATCAATATGTTTTCGGAATAAATTATGAAATAATCATTATGGAAAAATTATTTAAGTTACCAAAAGATATTTATTTAAACATGGATGATAATCCTATGATAGATAAATCAAAAATGATTAAAGATTTATTTAAAGATGATGATTACTTATATACAGTCTCATCATTAATTGTTGATGGAATTTCAAAAAATCCATATTTTAGGATGGATATGCGAAATTTTCAACTTAATACAAATGAAATATTTAAATTGCTGTCATCTCAAAAATTAGATGACAAATCTTTTCCTTCGTCAACAATTATGGCTGAAAATATATCGAACTTTTTATTACAAAAGTATCCATTCAGAGAAAAATATAAAGAAAAGGTTTTTCCTATTATAAAAGCAATTTTAAATAATTCAATTGGTAAAGTTCCAGGTGTTCCAAGAGGATATTATGGTATTACGACGCCAAAGGATTTTCATGATTACGAATATTATTCTCCAGTTTGGGAGCATCGTTCAGAAACAAAAGAACTTTACGAAGCCTTACTAATGTTGGGAAGTGCCGGAGTTAAATGGAATGATTTACACGTTGATAATTTAATGATGGGCGCCGATGGTACAATAAAGTTTATAGATGCAGGACTTTTTGGAAATGAATAATTTATTAAAAATATTATCAAATACTTTGAAAATTTCTGGTTATACAAAATTAGCACAGGAAATAGAAGATCTTGAAGAGATAGATGAAAAATATTTTGAATCTGAACCCATTTCAGAAGATGAGTACTTGAAAAAAATACATCCCGTTGGAGGCAAAGATTTTCACAATAAAATGCAATCACATCCTCCTTTTGAAAGAGGTGCTTTTCCAAACATACTAAAAAAAGAAGACTTTCACCCAGTAGAAGCTGGAGGAAAATCAATTATTCTTGGTCAGGGTTCATTTGGAACTGTCTTTAGAGGAGTTTATCAAGGTAAACCTGCTGTGGCCAAAGTTATTCTTTATGAAGATGGAATTAAAGAAGTCAAAAATTGGGAAGATATATTAGATGCCTCAAGTTCAGTTGTTCCTGCACTTAAAAAATATTTGCCAAAGATATACAAAATTAACTATCAAGAAGATTTTAATAAAATTAAAGTTAAAAGAAACTTTTGGGATGATGATGATGATTCTCCTTCAAATTCACCATATAAAGATGTTTTAAATCCAGAAAATAATTACGCAATAATTATTATGGAAGAATTAATGCCTTTGGATAATAATTTACTATCAAAAATTGTAGGTAATGACTCAACTACAGCTGATAAATCGCCTTATCAAAACCCTGATTTTTTATGGGACGTTACAAAAGAAATTGTTGAAGGAATTCTTGATTATTTTGATTTGAATGAAACAGATTTATCAAACATAATATTT